TTCTGGACCCAGACGGAAAGCTGGAGATAATCGGGACACGGTGGGCGCATCACGACCTGTATTCGTGGATTATAAACGAGTTTGGGCACAAGGCTTCACTTCGAGTGCCGGAAGGTTATCTGGACGATAGCTTGATTCAGCGTTCCGAGAAAACGCCGGAAGAAGATAAGGAATGGATGATCTCTATACAGCCGTGTTTTGACGAGAATAACCAGCCGATATTTCCGGAAGAATTTGATATAAAAACGCTCAACAATTTGCGGGCTTCTAAGGGACCTTACGAATTTGGCAGCCAGTACCTGTTGAACCCAACGCCTAAAGAAGATCAGAAGTTTCACGATGAGTGGTTTCGTGTGGTTGACTTTCTACCAGATCCGAAAAACCTTACAGTTTGTATCACGGTTGACCCGGCTATATCACTCGATGACGAAGCCTGTAGGAGTGCCTGCGTAGTTTGTGGCTACGATGAGAGCAATAATATGTACCTGATGGACGGGTTCAACGAAAGACTGGGTGTGGAAGAGTTTCAGGATTGTATGTTTGAACTTGTGGAATACTGGCAGTCTAAAGCAGGTGTGCTTTTACCTGTAGGGTTTGAATCTATCGGATTTCAGGAGGCTTATGTATATAATTTAGAGCGAAAAATGCTGGAGAAAGGTACTTACTTTGCCATCGAAGAAATTAAGAGGCGAACAAAATCGAAAGATGAACGAATACTGCGTTTGGTGCCCAGGATAAAGCACGGGTTCCACATACCGAGAACAATTTTGAAACAATCTTATACCGGGCGTGAGGGAGAATATGACCTGGTGCAAAGAGTTAAGTGGCAATTAACAAAGTTTCCGTATGCAGGCGAAAAGGATCTAGCAGATACACTGGCAGATCAAATTGAAATTGTGAAACCCACAGCACTGCCGGGAGCTACAGTGGCTACAGAAAATCCCGATAAAAACCGGGAATTTGTGCACCGGTCTATAAAAGAAGATAGATCGAGCCTAAACAAAATTGTCTATTTTGATGATGCTGTTAGGTAAGGGGGATTAAACAAATGGCGATTGCCGATTGGGTGAAAACGAAAACAGACCAGATTAAACACAGGGGATCGAGAAAATCGAATACCGAGCAGGAAAACGAATTACTAGATCAGGCAATTCAGCGGTACGAAATTGCAAGGAGTGAAAAGACGGACCACAACAACAGGGACTTACATCAGAAATGGGACAGTATGGACAGAATTTACCGTGGGAATCAGTGGAAAGGTCCTACGCCTTCTTATAAATCGACTCCCGTACTCAATTACGTGTTCAGCCTGGTAGAATCCGTAGTGCCCAGAATAACTGATAATGCTCCTGAAATACTCGTCATGCCGAGGCATACAGAAGGAGACGCAACACTGGCAGATCAGCTAACTAAAACCCAGTCCTACCTGTGGGATAAGAACAAGATGCAGCGTAAGCTAAACGAAGGTACTAGAATGTGTTTGAAGTATGGAACAGCTATTTACAAGGCAGTTTGGGACCCCGACTTGTACGAAGGTTTTGGTGATGTGACCTATTCGGTAGTGCACCCTAAAAACTTTTTCCCCGACCCTAGGGCTTACGAAATTCATCAGATGGATTACTGTTTTGTATCCGTACCTAAATCTTTGGAATATTTTATTAGAAGGTGGCCCGAAAAAGGGCGGTACGTTGTGGAGGATGACGAAGGTCACCACACGGGTGATGAAGATTTAACTAACCGGGAACGAACAGCGGCACTGAAAGAATACTGGTTTTTTGACGAGAACGGAAACCTATGTGTTATGTATTATGCGGGGCATGTGGTTCTGGATATTATTGGTGGTAAGTACGATGATAATAACGAAAATGATGACCCTATTTACAGGCATAACCGATTTCCTTTCGCCAAGCAGGTGGACTATCAAGCCGATAAAGAGTTTTGGGGAATTGGAGAAGTTGAAATAATTGACACGCTTCAGCGTTTGATTAACAGCTACGAGGCACAGATCATTGACAATACCCGCACAATGGCGAACGCACAGTGGATTGTGGACAAGCTCCGAAGTGGGTTGAAAGAAGAAGATTCGCACGTTTTGAACAACAGACCCGGAGCTACTATATTTGTGAACAATGCTGACCCGAACGTGATAAGAAAAGAGCCGGGCTCTCCGATACCGGCACATATAACGGAGCACCAGCAGAAACTGGTAAATGCAATGGAGCAGATTTTGGGCATACACGATGTGGTGCAGGGTAGAGCACCAGGTGGTGTTCGGGCTGCGAGTGCAATAATTGCACTGCAGGAATCAGCAAACATCCGGGTTCGTCAAAAAGCCAGAAATATGGAATACGCACTGGAAGAGCTGGCAGATCAGGCGAACTGGTTGGTGTTAGAGCACTACGAAGAACCTAGGCAGATAAGGCTTACAGGTGAAAGTGCCCCCACCACACTGGAGATTAGCGATATATTGAGAGATCGTGTGGTAGATGAGGCAGCACTTATGGGAGAGGTAGAACCGGATACGGAACCGGAGGACATAGATCCAGAAGATTTGCAGAGACTGTTTAGGGAGGTTAAATTTCCTACGTTCGACGTGCAGGTAAAAGCTGGTGCAAGCGTTCCGTACAGTCAGGCGATGCTCTACGAACAGGCTAAAGAGTTCTTCCAGCTCGGGGCTATCGACCGTCAGGCACTGTTAGAAGTCACAGGATTTCCAGGGCGTGAAGAGATTATCCAGAGGATCGAAGGCAGAACGCCCGGACAGGAAGATCAACAGGAACAGATGGAACAGGCAATGGGACAACAGGCTGGTGGTGGACAGCCTGAAAAGGCGTTTGCAGTACCACCGGGTGCCGGAGAAGCTGGCGGTATGCCCGGAGGTGGCGGTGGCGAAAGAATAGGTGAAAGAACACTTTAAGGAGGTGTAAATGGTGGCTAGAAATCAGTGGCCTACAAAATCTAAAGGCGTATTCTACAGCGGTTATCAAAATCCAGGACAGGGACCAGAAAGGCAGGAACGAGATTCTGAAAAGGCCAGACCGACTGCACAGCACAGGGTTGGTGATGGTCCTGTTAGGGTGCAGCAGGCTTCCGAAGAAATGACAGAGCAGAGTATGCGGATACCACATCCCCGAAGAAGAAGGCGAAGGGCGAGTAGGTAGTTGCAAAAGAGTTTCCCGACTTTACAGTGCACGCCCGGCTGTAAAGTTTGACATAAAATTTGTAAAGGGCGGTGACGAGCCCCTACGGAAAGGGCAAAATTTCCGGAGCATTTAAAATTTTGGGCGACGGCCCTAAAACGGAGAAAGGAGAGTCAAAATTGGAAAAATTAAAATGGGATCTGACTTTATTTGCAGAGGAAAAAGAGGAAGAGGAAGAAGAAACCACAGAACAAACAGAATCTTCGCAGGAAAAAGAGAGCGAAGGTGAGAAGCCTGATCAGGCGTATATCGACGATATTGTGAAGCGAAGGTTGAAGCGGGAACGGAAACAGTGGCAAAAAGAGCTGGAGAATCAGTTCGGAACCACAGATTTGAACCAGGCTAAAGAGTATTTTGAAGCCGGAAAGGCTGTATCTACTGCTTCCGGTAAGCGTCCAAGAGATGTTCTAAACAGGTTGGGTCAGAGAAAAGCACAGCAGTCAGGGAATAACCCTGCAGGGTCACAGGCTACAGAATCACAGGAGGACGTTAGAAAAGAAATTGAGGATCTGAAAAGCATGATCCAAGAACAGCAGGAACAGGAGATAAAAGAGAAAGAAGAATCAGAAGCCAAGAAAGAATACGGAGAGCTTTTCGATCAATATAGAGAAGATATAGAAGAGGTAGCGGATGACAAAGATCTGTCATTAAGCGATGCTGCAGCAGTTGTGCTTCGACCGCACCTGAAGGAGCATTTCCAAAAGCAAACGGAAGAGAAACAGAAGAAAAAACGCAAGAAAAAAGTGGACGCCACAGACGATTCTCCGGACAGTAACAGTGATGATAACTTGATGCAGAAACTTACCAGCAGGGAAAAAGAAGTTGCGAGGCGTATGGGAATTACGCCCAAGAGATACGCTGAGAGGTTACAGGAACAAGGTGAGTTAGAATAATAAAGCGAGGTGAACCGAAATGATTCAGGTTGTCAGAAGTCTTTTGACCGGTATGCCGCCTGTAGCAGCACCGGGAGATTTAGAGCTATACGAGTGTGGAAATGCTGATGGACTAGATGAAGGCGTAGTCGTACAAATTTCAAGCGGTTCGGAAAACGTGGCTACCGTAGATTTGGCAGACGAAGATGCGAGCAATGCTTTCGGTATTACCGTAGATGAGGCAGAGGACGACAATGATACCGTAAGGGTACAGATTATTACAAGCGGCATGGTACTGAAAGGAGAGGCAGATTCCGCAGTAGATGTGGGAGATACAGTTCAGCTAAACTCGGATCGTGATGGGTTCGACGACGGTACCGGATCTGCTTTCTACGTTATTGACGTGGAAAAAGATAATGATGGCGATTGGAAAGTGGCTCATGTGGTACCAATCTCCGGTCAGCTGGAGATTGTATAACCAGAAATGATTTTAGAAATTTTTAAGTGAGGTGAGTAGATAATGGTTACTGCTAGACGAGAACATTTTGGTAAACTGCTTGAACCTGGTTTAAGGGAGATCTTTTACGAAGAATACGATCAGCTTCCTTCTATGATTCCAGAGCTTTTTAACCAGGTCAATACAGATAATCCGTATGAAGAGGACGTGAGTATTGGTACGCTCGGAGAATTTCCCGAATTTAAAGGAAGTGTGGACTACGACAGGATGTATGAAGGGTATAAAGCCCTGTACGAATTTCCTGAATTTGCTAAAGGGTTCAGGATTGAACGAAAGATGTATGACGACGATCGGTACAACGTGATAAACAAACAGCCTAGAGGACTCGCACTTTCTGCGAACAGACGCAGGGAGAGCGATGCTGCGAAAATTTTCAATAACGCACACGATACCGATTATCCAGGTCCTGACGGAAAGCCTTTGTGTGCTACAGATCATCCTTCACCTGCACCGGACGGTCCAAGTGAGAGAGTAAACTACGATACCAAAACTTTGAATCACGACAACCTGCAGTTAATCAAGAACGAAATGAGACAGTTTGTGGACGATCGGGGCGGTAAAATTTCTGTAGTACCCGATACGCTGATTGTTCCTATCGACTTAGAAGAAATTGCGTGGGAACTGATTGAATCTGAGAAGAAAATCGAAACTGCCGAGAATAACCCGAACATTCACTACGGTAAGTACAGGTTAATCGTGTGGGATTATTTGGAACACGACGATGCTTGGTTCTTGTGCGATTCCAGGTATATGAATATCTTTCTGAACTGGTTTGACAGGGTACCTCTAGAGTTTGCTATGGAAGAGGATTTTGACACACTGGTAGCAAAATTCCGTGCTTACATGAGGTACGCTGCTGGCTGGTCCGATTGGGTATTCGTTTTTGGTAACTTCCCAAGTGAGTAAAATTGTGGGAGATCCAGTAATGAGTAGATTGAAGGCTGAATCAAAATAAAAGAGGGAGAGTGCTCTATAAGAGTGGTTTGACCCTTAACTGCTCTCCCTCTTTATCCTTACAAGGGGGTTTTAAAAGATGGCGGGTAAGACTAGGTTTAAGGATAGTAAGGTGTACGCAAGGGCAATAGGACTGATTGATGAAGACCAAAACTTGATAGAACTGTTTGGAGAAGACTTTGAGGACTTAGACGAGGCTATCAGTATTGATACCGAAAAAGACGACATAATTGCAGACGAGAACCTTGAAGGGACCTACCAACAGACAGCAGCTCTTAAACTTGTTAAAGATGGTAAGGAATACTTCATGCCGCTAGTATCGGATGAAGGATAAGGCGGTGAGTGTAGATGTATGCTACCTTAGTTAGAGTTTTAGGCAAAAATGGTTTTAAAGAACTACAGCACGCTAAGATAGAAGAAGTTACTATACCAGAAGACGGAGATACTTCAGATGCTATAGATATGCAGGGGTTTTTATACTGTGCTCTGGAGATGCCAGGAGATTTTGATGGAACTTCAATCAATCTTGAGGCTTCTAATGACTATCATCTAACTGATAGCCCAACGTGGAAAAGTGTGTACGATGATAACGGTACTGAAATTGAAATTACAGTAGGAGCGGACAGGGTTGTTGTACTTGCTCATATAAACGATAAGGTGAATAACTCTAACAATTTACTAGGACCACTTCACTATATGAGGATTAAATCCGTAACAACACAAACAGAAGATCGAAAGATAAAAGTAATGCTATCAAGATAGGGGTGATCTCTTGACCCCACAAAACGATTACCTAAAAGGGTATAAAAATGGGGACAGTGAAGGAATCTGGAAACAGATAGATAGACTTTACGATTATGTGTGTAAAGTAGATGACAAACTGGATGATCAGCTGAAAAAGTTAGGTAAAATAGAAACTGCTATGAATAGAAG